GTGTCATCTGACACGACAAACATCTTAGCAACGGGACGTTTGGGTTTGGGTTTCATCGCCTGTGCTCCTTGATGATCTGGGCCACGAACCGGCGCTTGCATCCGATGGCCCGGGCCACGGTGTCGGTGTCGGCACCGTTGTCCCACAGCCGGTAGGCCAGCTCGCTGTCGAAGGCCTCAACCGGCTGCGCCCAGTTCCTCGACAGTTCCCTGGCCTTGGGCTCCGGGAATGAGATCCAGCCCGCGGCCACGGCGCTGGTGATTGTCTTCTTGGTGATCACTTCAACCCCTCCGCAATCATGGCGTGCTCCAGGAGCAACACGGCGTCCGCGGTCTTCAGTGTGATCACCTGGCGGGGCTGCCTCTGCTGCGCGATGCCCTTTAGGTGACTCTTCCACTTCGCACCATGGGTCGCCTTGGTGCCGGCCCCGATGGTCTTCTGCCAGCGCTGCGGCGGCACCTCGATCACCCGAGTCTTCGAGGCTGCAATCAGGCCGTGCAGGAACCCAACGTTGTAGCCAAAGTTGAACATCGAAGAGCCCGGGGCGCCCTTGCCGCCGACGTAACCGCCGACCTTCTCAATGTAGACCACATCAGAGATCGCCAGCCTGTCGCTCACCAGCACACTGATGTCCTGGTCGGTCTCCGGCATTGAGTTCAGGATGATGCCGGAGGCTCCCAGGTAGGCCAGGCCGCCTGAGGCACCCGGGTCAATTGCGAGGATTCGAGTCACTTTGCAGCCTTTCTCAGCCAGGCAGCTATGGCCTTGTCGGCCACGGCCTGCAGTTTGAGGCCGGCGGCGAGGCAGTAGTCGCGCAGGGCCTTATGGGTGGTGGGTGTCACGTTGATGGTTTTCGGTTTGGTCATTTCAGTTGCTTCTTAACCTTGGCCCAGTAGGCCTCGGTGGCAGATTTTCGGTCTCCGGTAGGCCCCCCATTCCAACGGCGGGCCAACTGCTCGGTGGTGGCTCCGCGGCCGTAGTGCTTCAGGTAGGCCTCGCACACCGCCCGGGCCTGCACCCGGTTGGTCATCGACTGCCAACGGTAGTTGCTACCGGTGATCCGGTTCACATCCTGCACCACACCGCGGTGGATCTGCAGGGGGCCCAGGGCGCGTCCGTTGTCGCCGATGGCCTGATCGTTGCCGGATGACTCGACGATGATCAGGGCCGAGATGAGGTTGGAGATGGTTGTCATGGCTGGACGTAGCAGATGAGTCCATTGACCAGGATGGCGCCGGTGTCACCTGCTGCCTCGCTGGCCTCGGCCTCGGCTTCGGTAGCCCGGCGGATGAACTCACCGGTGGCCAGGTTGTGGAGGCTGCCACAGTCGTCTCCGGTAGATCCGATAGGTACCAGGGTGTACTTGGTGGGATTTGCGATCATGTTGCTATGGTTTGCTTTGGTGTAGGTTGTTTGCGCGTTGGCCAGTCGCGCCCCTGGTGCCGGACTTCCTCACCGGCGGGATGGGCGGTTTGATGGGCACCGCCATGCCCTAAAGTGATCAGGGCCAAACCGGACGGCCCGAGACGATGTACGGGGCAGCAGCGTCTTTGATAGCTTGCTCGTAAACCCAGTTGTGCTTGGCCAGCAGGTTGGCTGCAACCTCAGCAGCTTGGAACTTGCTCAGTCCGGCCTTGGGGAAGTTGTAGACCGCCTCGGTGATCTTGGAGAGTTTGTTTTGCTTGCTCATGGTGTTGATCTCGTTGACGTGATCAAGATGGCGCAGACCACGTTTCCCGTCTACAGAGAAAACCATTTTTCTGTAGATTTTGAAGAAAACCCAATGTTTGCAGGGGTCAAACGAGGGTCACTCAGGGCAGAACTTGGCCTCGAACTCGGCCCTCGAGCGCACGTAGATCGTGCCGTTGTCGAGCCGGCGGTAGACCACCACGGGCCACCGCAGCTCGCCCAAACGCAGTTCCGCGGTATCGGCCAGTATTTCGACTACTATCGCCCGGTTTGTCCGGTTGCGGTAGGTCACGGCCAGGCGGTGTAGACCACGGTGCCCTGGCCGTTGGCGTCGACCAGCTCGACTGCATTCACACCCTTCAGCTTGGCCAGTGCGGCCAGGAGCTGCGTGTCGTTGGTGGCATTGGCGATGCAGGTCGACACGATGTCCGCGTCGTCATAGGAGGCCGACAGGTTCTCCTTGGTACGGTCGCGCCAGACGCGCACCACTCGACCGTTGGAGAGGTTCACGCGCCGCATTGATTCGACGCAGGGGAAGGTGTGCTTCATGGGCCTTCAGGTTAGGTTAGAGCAACCGATTTCCAAGCGAATCCGTTGTGGATGTACAACACGTTGGTGTTGGTCGAGTTGTTGGTGTGGAAAAACATCGGGACATTGGTGCCGGAAACATTGGTCGGAGTGCCTGTCGGAGCCCCGGAGCCGGCCGGGATGTAGACAAACCCGTCGATCATCGAGCTTCCGCCAATCGGCCCAATGATATCCCCGCCCACCTGCCGGTAGCTGGCCCCCTTGATCAGCTTTCCGGTGGCACCATCGAACAGAACGAAGTCGCCATCCGTCGCGCTGCCGGGTCCCACCACGTCGCCGGTGCCAGTGCCTGTGGCTGCGATGGTGATCGTGCCGGAGCCGTTGGTGATGGTGATGTTTGTGCCCGCGGTGAGCTTTGCCCGGGCAAGCGTGCTCCCGATGCTCTTTCCGATGAGCAAGTCGCCGTCGCTGAAGACGTTGGACTGGCCTGTGCCGCCGTTGATCACGCCGAGCGTGCCGCTGACTGCAGAGCCGCCCAGGGCAATCTGCGGCAGGTCGACGGCCTGGATGGCTGACATCTGCACCACGGTGCCGTTGCCTCGGAGGTACTGCCCGTTGGTCGTTGCGCCGGCCAGGAAGGAGATGGCCGAGGATGCCGAGGTGCTACTGGTGCCGCCATTGGCCACACTCAGAACACCGTCGATGGTGATGGTGCCGGAGGCCGTCACCGGGCCTCCTGAAGTTGTGAGCCCGGTGCTGCCTCCCGACACATTGACGCTGGTCACCGTGCCCGCATTGCTGGTGTAGCCGTTGGGATTGCTCGCCGGGTAGGCTCCGAGGTTGGTGAGCGCATTGGCGGCGCTGGTGGCTCCGGTACCGCCATTGGCCACAGCCAGTGTCCCGGCCAGCGTAATGGTCCCCGACGACGTGATCGGGCCGCCGCTGGTGGTCAGGCCTGTCGTGCCGCCGTCCACGCCTACAGACGTCACCGAAGCCCCTGCGGCAATGCCGTCGAGCTTGGTGGCCTGTGCCGAGGTCATGTAGCCGTTCTGCGTGGTCGTAGCCGCCACCTGGCTGATCACCGGTGTGGTGCTGCCGGTAGCCACCGAGATATTGGCACCGCCCGAGGCCGACACGTTGGTCACGGTGCCGGCGTTGGCGGTGTACCCGGCCGGGTTGCTGTTGGGGTAGGCCCCGAGGCTGGTCAGGGCTCCGGCAGCCGTGGTCGCTCCGGTGCCACCGTTGGCCACATCCAGCGTGCCGGCCAGCGTCAGCGTGCCTGTGGTCGTCACAGGGCCGCCCGAGAAGGTCAGGCCTGTCGTGCCGCCAGAAGCGTCGACCGACGTCACAGAGCCGGCAGCAGTCGACGACAGCGTGGTGCCAGACATCGACAGGCCGGTGCCTAGGCTGATCTCTTGGGCGACCCCAGCACCGGCACCGGCACCGCGGCCCAGCAGTCTCGAGGCGGCCGAGATGTCTTGGATCTTGGCGTAGGTCACCGCGCTGGTGGCGATTGTCTGGGCCGTACCACCGGCAGCCTTGGTGACGTCCCCGGTGAAGGCGCTGGTCTGGATGCCGCCGGAGCCTGTGAACTCCACACCGCCGCCGACGGTCAATTCCTCAACAACACCCGTGCCCGAGGTATCGCGGCCCAGGATCTTGTCGGTGGCAATCTGCTGCACCTTGGCGAAGGTCACCGCGTTGTTGGCAATGGTCGCCGCGAAGGACCCTGTGCCAGTGCCTGTCACATCCCCGGTCAGCGTGATGGTCTGGTCGCCGGTGTTGCTGCCCGAGAGGTTGGAGCCTGTGACAGCGCCTGACGCAGCCACCGAGGTCGGAGTGATGGCGCCCAGGGCCAGGCTGATGGCCGGGGTGGTGGTCGGGTTGGTGACCGTACCACTGACGCCATTTGCCGTGGTGACCGAGACCGAGGTGACCGTTCCTCCGTTGGACGTGTAGTTGGCCGGGTTGGACGCAGGGTAGGCCCCCAGGCTCGTCAGGGCCCCAGCCTCGGTGGTTGCACCAGTTCCGCCCGCAGACACTGCCAGAACGCCTCCTAGCGTGATTGTGCCACTACTGGTGATGGGGCCGCCCGAGGTGGTCAGGCCTGTCGTTCCGCCCGAGACGTTGACGCTCGTCACACCGCCGCCCGTAGGTCCCGGAGGACCGGCAGGCCCGGTGGGGCCCGCAGGACCCTGAGGCCCCTGCAGGCCGCCGGCACCGAGGGGCTTGGTGGCTCCGGTGTCGAGCCGGGTGATCTCGCAGACTGTGTAGGTCTCGTCGATGCTGGCCAGCGACACGGGACTGCCGAGGTGATCGGTGCCGTTGGTCGCGATGTAGTACTCGATGCGGTAGACTGTGTCCTTGTGCGGGATGATCCGCACGTTCATGTCCAAGTACTGGTTGGACTGGTTGGACACGTCCACCGACACGCTGTATCCGATAACCACCGCGTTGGTGATATCGTACAACCGCATCCGGGTCTTTCCGGTGTGCCGGAAGGCGCTGATGTTGCGCACCTGGTAGGACCCGGCGGCCAGTTTGAAAGTGTTGCTTTCCAACTGAAGGATCAGCCCGTTGGGGTCCGACTGGATCGTGTTCAGCTCCCGGGTCGTCCAAGTCGTGGCCACGCCCGTCCCGCCGCTGGTGCCGCTGGCCTTGGTGTCGGTCAGCACCGCGATCTTCAGGGTCAGGCTGTCGACGTCCTTCCTCAGTTTGTTAATGAGGATCGTGCTGGTCTGGCTATCGTAGCTCATTTGTTCTTACGTCGGAGGATGCGTTGGGCCTCGTCAAGGCTGCTGGCGATGCCTATTAGGCTGCCTGCGGGGCCGTAGAGGCGGAAGGATCCCTTGGTCTTGCCCGGGATGGCCCGGTAGCCGCCCTGGAAGCTGTAGGCACCGGGCATGGCGGAGTCGGGGGAGGGCATGAACTTGGGGTCGTACCCAAACTCGAAGATCGAATCACCGTTGGTGTACAGGTCGCCCGCGGGCACCGTCTTCTCCAGGATCTTGTAGTCGCCGCCAAGCGCACCCTCGCCATGCGTCACGGCATAGCTCTTCATCGTGGTGATCCAGTCGCCGGGGTTGATTTCGTTGGACTGGATATCCTTGGGGATGGCCCGGAACACCTTCACAGGCGCATCCGGTTTGCCCTTGGTAGCCTGGATGATACGGATGGCAGCCTTGTCCGTTGCGTCACCGCTTGCGACGCCGTAATAGCGAGCCGCATTTGGCCCGTAGACGTCGTCTGGATAGACGTCCTTCAGATTGTCCAGCGGGGCACCGGAATCGCGCTGCGGGGCTTTATGCTCGCCGCTGTAGTCGGGCATGAAGCGCTGAACGCCTACTTCAGGCCCAGGCGCTTGGCTCGCTTGGCCTGCGCCCATTCCTTCGCTGCCTCCAGTGCTCCCGATTGCGCGTACTCGTCCTGTTCCTCCTGCATAGACGTCAGACGGTCGTCCAGCCACTGACTGATAGAGGGAGGAGGCTGCGGAAGCATAGTCTGACTCTCCTGATTTGCTGCGGTAGTTGAGTTTTTCATAGAGTTCTTTTTCGAGATACCACAGCACGGCCTGCAGGTCCGCGTTCTCCAGCTCAATGCCGCGGGAACGCAGTTCCGACTGAACCTCTGCGATACGCTCACGAATCCAGCGCCGATGGGTGCCATCGACCGGAGCCTCGACCAGGGGATTCAAGCCCTTTTTTAGAGCGTTTGCAAACTTTCTTGTTTCCTCGAGCGCAGATTGACCGGCCTCAGATGATTTCTTGGCCGTCTCACGCAGGGCTTTCTTGGAGAACCTGCCGGAGATGGTTGTGGCAGCACCGTCGATGGACGTGCCCTTGAGGTCGCCACGCTTGACTCCAAGCATCTCAAACTCAGACGGGGTCAGCCTGGCGACTGCATCGCGCAGGTTGTTGCGCATCTCGCGCAGCTTAGCCCTTGAGAGCGGTGCCACCTGGGTGCCCGTCAGGCGTCCCAGTGTGCGCATGAACCAGCGGTCCATGGTCACCGATGAGAAGTCGCCGTACAGGTTGTTGAAGAACGACCCCAGCTTGGGACCGAGCACTACCGCAAACGGAACCACCTCGTCGACACGCTCAGAAGATCCCACACCGGCGGCCTGCTTCTTGGTCCAACCAAAGACGTCGACCAAGGCCTGGCGCAAATCCTTGACGGTGCCTTTCTGCACCATGAAGTCCTTGGTCTTCTCCCAGCCGATGTCCTTGATGAACTCGTTGAGCATTTCCAGGTTGGTCTGGATGTTCTCAATGCGGTCACCGGATACAAACTCGCCGGAGATTTCGCCGGTGTTCTTCCAGTTGGAGTATTCCTTCCAGGTCTGCTGGAACTGCGGGCCCACCTTGTTGCCATCCGACGTAGCCGCCAGGATGGCCTTGAAGATGAAGTCGTTCTCGGGCTTGGCAAGATCCGGGTCCAGATCCCGCATCACGTCCATCGTCAGTTTGACGTTCTCGTCGTACCAACCCTTGGCCTCGGGGTGCAGCTTGACGGCACGGTCGATCTCTTGAACCAACAGGTTGACCAACCGAGCGTTGTCCTGCGGGTTCGATTTGCGGTACTCAATCGCCTTCCCGAACATATTCTGGAATGCGTTGGCAATGTCGATGACCTTGGGTCTACGCGGAAGCTCTAGCTTCAGCACATCATCCAGAACGGCAAGCCCATCACTTGTGCCGTCCGGCATGAACCTTACATCCCCCGCTTGTCGAACCGTCCCGAGTTCTTGCCGGCCTTCTTCTCGGCCTTGCGTGCGACCGAGAGCGCTATCGCCACGGCCTGCTTCTGCGGTTTGCCGGCCTTCATTTCCCGGGACACGTTGCTGCTGATCGACTTCTGGCTGTAGCCTTGCTTGAGTGGCATCTGCTTTCCTTTCTGCTTGGGTTTGTGTGTCGTAGATTCCGATGAGCTTTCCATCGGGACCGTAGAGCTTGTGCTTGGCACCGCTGATGATGCGGTAGCCCTCGTCGGAGTTGATGACCGATTTGTCGCCGATGGTCTCGGCAGGCATCCAGCGCTGCTTCGAGAGCTGATAGGCTTCCTCCGAAAAGCGTGCGCGGAACCCAGAGGGAGCTATTGAACCAATGCGGTCCAAGCGGAAGTCGCGCACGAACTTCTCGTTCTGGTTGATGAAGTCCCCAAGGTACTTGGCCTTCTCCAATCCAAAGATCTCGGCAGACCGGCGGGCGCCCTCCTTTTGGTCGAGGTTGGTAAAGTACTTCGCCAGGTCGCCCATGAACCCGTCGACGTTGTCCCAAAGGCCCTTTCCCACACTACCGTTGGAGGCTGTGTCCTTCAGGATGGCATCCCGCACATAGCTGATGTCGATGGCCTTGATCAGCGGATGATCCGCTTTCGAGAAGTAGAACGCATACGGAAGCACGTCACGGTCAGTGAGGCGGATGCCGCTGCTATACCTGTTGACCTTTTTACCAGTCAGCCGGTTGATGATCTTCTTGAGCGCTGCGCTGTAGGTGATGTTGAGGCTGTTGCCAGCGTCCATTGCAGCATTCGCTGCCCGGATCTTATCCTTCATCCGGCTGCTGACTGCCTGGGACTGCTCAATGGCAGACAACTGCTCCGGGCTCAAGCGACCCTGAGCAACACCATCGACCATGCGGGCAGTGCCCGGTGTGTTCTCAATGATGGCTCGAAGGCTTTCACGGTCCTTGTCCTCTCGGGCCACTACCTCTTCGCTGGACATTGACCGGATCGTGCCGTCGGGCATCTGTTCAGCTAAACCAAGTTCGACCAATTGCTTAGCCGCCAGCGGGTTGGAAACATCCTCAGGCTTGAGGACTACCTTGGTCTGTTCACCTTGGATTTTAATCTTCTCATCCAGCTTGCGCCGAGCACGCAACAGGTCGCGCAGCATGGCGTTAACCTGGGGCGAGGCCTGCTTTAGATCCGGGAATAGGACAGAATCGGTGGGCTTGACTCCGAAAGTGCGCTCAATGGTCGCCGCGGCATCGGCCAAGGCCCGGCTGGCGTTCTGGGTCAGAGCTAGGTCGAGAAGTTGCCTAGTAAGCCCCGTGAATCCCTTGAGCAATGCATCGGGCTTCTGGCCGGCCAAGAGTCCTGCAAAGTGCTCTGCTGCGAGCTCAGAGGCCACATAGTCGGCCTTCTTGTTGATGGTGTCGTACTGAGCCAGCTCGTCTGCCATCGAGGCATTACCAGCACCCAGCTTGTCTCGGTACTCGTTGAACCGTGCTTCAATCTCGGCGTCACTGAATGCACCATCGGCCAGCTTGCGGATGACGTCTCCTTCCTGAATCCAGCGTCCGACAAGAGCGTTCTTGATCTCGGTGGCGCCGGCCTCGAGCTGAGTGCTCTTCTCAAGAGCGTGGAATAGCTCATGGCCGAGCGTGTAAAGCGGGCCGTCGCCGGTGCCCTTGCCGATGATGTCGGCGTTGATGACCACCGCAGGCCGGCCACCTTTGTTCTCAACCTGCACGCCCCGGGCGTTGATTTTGTAGCGCTTGGCGAAGTCTTCGCTGGAAAGATACTCCACCTCGACGTCTCCGAACTTACCTCGGACAAGGCCCTGCAAGTCCATCAGACTGGATGCCGCATCCACACCGTGCTTGTCACGCAACTGTTGAAACAGCGCCTTGGTCGTTGGGTCCTGCTGGGCGTCGATGAATCGCCCGAGGTCGCCGGCACGGGCCTCCTTGGCGGCTTTGCCGGTGAGCCGTTCGAAGCCGCGGGCACCGAGGGCACCGGCTGCGCCCTGGGTAAGGCCAGATCCAACGCCAGCGGCCGCACCTTCCTCGCCGCCTGCCAGGTAGCCGAGCCCTGCACCCAAGGTAGCGCCCTCAATGCCGCCGGCAGTGGCACGCAAGGCAGCATCGACCGCGGCATCACCACCATACTGCCCGACCACACCGAGCATACGCTGGCGCAGGTTGGCACCCGGGGCAGCCCCGATAGCCTCCAGAGGCCCGATGCGCGAAGGCTGAGTCATCAGGTTCTCGCCTGCCCGGGTCAGTGCCTCACCAGCCTCGCGTGCGGTACGGATGCCTGCGGGGATGGCAGCGAAGGTAGCGGCCTCCGGGGCAATACCGAGGGCGCCTGCGATACCGGCAGTGGCCGCAGTATTACGAAGCGCTTCTGGCGCCATCCCGAGGGCCTCCGCTGTCATGCGCTCGGCGGCACCGGCAAAGCGCTCCAGAGGCCTTGCAGCGCCGATGATAGCCCGTCCTGCGAGTTGAGTGCCTTTTCCGACTGCACGGGTGGCGAGTTTGCCTGTTCCTAGGATTTCACCAACGCCGGGCACGAACAGCGTCGGGTCGAGAATCATTGAGACTCCCTGCACGTACTCCGGATTGGTGTACTCAGGCGGAACAACAAGTCCTTCTTCACCTCGCTCCAGGCGGGCCGTGGTATTGGCGAAGTCACGGGCCTCGAGGAACTGCTGGTAGCGGGACTCCGGTGTGCCGGTGCCTGCGACGAGGTCCTTGAACTTGAAGAGCGGCGAGGCCGGGTCCTGAGATTGAGCGGCCAATCCGTAAAGCTGGCGAGTGCCTTGAGCAAATCCCTCTAGGTAGTTCAGTGGGTTTGCTGCAGCGCCTTGAGCGCCTTCAGAAACAGCGCCACCGATCATTCCAATGGCAGCATCAGCGGCTTGGGCGGCAGTGTTGACCCAGTCGGTCTGCTTGTTCTTAGAGTACTCCTCGTACTTGAGGTAATCCTGCTGCGTTGGCTTGAAAGCAGGGTCCTGCATGGCCAGCGAGATGTCCTCGCCGGTTGCCGGGAACTGGTCGGCAAGAATGCGTTGCGCTTCGTTTTGGCTGACCGAGTCAGGGAACTCGACAACCTGAGCACCGACCTGCACCTGATATGGCATAGATTATTCGAGCTTTTGGGAAACCGGGTTCCATTTAAGAAAACTACCAGAAGGCCCAGCAACAGATTGTTGTTCAGGTTGAACCACCTTAAGACCAATAGCCTTTGCCTTCGATTCAATAGCCCTCGCTGACTTTTGAAGCATGGTTTCAAACGCCTGAATGTTCGACTTCTTCAGCGAGAAGATTGCGGTCGGATTCGGAATCACGCTTTCCAACAGCTTGAAATCCTCAGGAGTTATGGTTCCAGGACCAATGATGTTGATACGCTCAACTCCGCGAAGACCTGTGGCCAATGAGTTAGCTTTCGCCCTCACCTCGGGAGTCTGCTGCATAGCAGTACCCATTTTTGCAATTTCCAACAGGTCAGCAATTGCCTGTCGACTTTCAAGCACGTTGGAATACTGATCGCGGAATTTGGCGGCCTCAGCCTCTGTGGGAGCGGTGCCCTTGAACTCAGGGAAATCGACGGTGAGACCGCGCACCTTTAGGATGTTCTCCAGATTCGCTTCCTTTGCAGGAACGAACTGCTCCTTGTCTCCGAATCTTACGACAGACCCAATACCTCCAACCTGTTCAATGGTAGTCGGCCTGCGCTGACCAACCCTCTCAAGGATTTGCGGAACCATTGAAATCGTCTCCGGGGTTGCTCCTTGCTGTATCAGGTACTGCGTAAGTCTCCTGGACTGATCCTCATAGCTAATCGGAACCTGCGTCGAAATATTGCGCGTAATGGTCTGAGGAGGTTGCTGGATAGGCTGCGCCTGCTGTTCGGGCTGCAGCATACGCGGCGCAATCGTCTGCAACGCAGGGGAGCGCGACATGATCCCGGCCTGCTGAATAGCCGCTTGAGACTCAGCAAGCTGCTGCTGCTTGAGACGGGTGTTTTCCTCAGCGCGGGCAGCGGCTTGAATCTGGTTCTCGTAATTCGGCCTGGAAATCCCAGTCGGAGGAATTGAAAGAGGAGATCCAAGCCCCTGAAATGCGGCACCGAATATTTCGTATGCGGTGCTTGCGGGTTTTGGAGCAACTGCTGAAGAGACATTCAGTGCCTCTGCCTGTCGTCCGAGGTCTGTGCCGTATCTGGCAAGATCCTGAGCAGCCTGACCGTATTGGCCCATGAAGTATCGGGCTGCAGTAGCCTCGGCCTGTGATGGCGTAGCCTGAACGGCAGGAGTCGATACGCCCGGCATTGGCGGAAACTCAATTGTGTCGGTGACCTGCTGCGTCTGCGTGGTCGTTGTGGGCTGTTCTATGCCGTACCGGATAGCCTCAGTGAGAATGTTCTGCTGTTTACGCTTATTGATAGCGTCCTCCAACTGCAACGCACCGAGCTGTAACTGCTGGCGAGTCGCTTGGTCGCGCAGTTGGTTCTGCTGATCCGTCCGGTACTGGTTCAGCACCATCACGGCGTCCCCGAGAGCCGCCTTCTTCTTGGCCAGGCTCATGTCCGGGAACTTCTCACCGAGAGCGGAGAACTTGTTGAGCATCTCCCGGTCGGCCTGCACCTGCTGGGTGTACCGCGGGATGTCCTGCTCGGTGACGCCCTGGGGGAGCGCCCCGGTCTCCATGTACTGCTGGATGGCCAGGTACTTAGGGTCGCTTGAGAGCTGCTGCTGCATCAGCCCGGAGACAGTCTCCCAGCTTTGCGTGGCAGCCTCGGTCTCGGCCTTCTTGGTGCGGTACTGCTCGATGGCCTTCCCGAGGCCCTGGCCCATGGCAGCAATGCCCATCGCCAGGTTGCGCCCGGGGGCTGTTGCGGCCTCCAGATAGCCGGGTGGCAGCGTCTGCACCTGCTGGCCGGTGTATTGGGTGGAATAGCCGTATTGTGCCATAGATTAGCTGTGTTGAGAGTGATACGCGAACTCGCGCAGTTTCAAGCTGATAGCCCTCATGTGCTTGTAGCCACCGATAATCCAAGCCACTTGGATGATCATGTCGTTGCCGCAGAGCCGTAGGACATCTGATGTCTGACGCTTCCACTCCTCGTCTGACTTCTCCCAGGCAACCGAGTCGGCGTAGGTGCTGGTGATCTGCGCGATGACGGGCTGCAGCCGGAACCAGTTCTCAATGTAGAACGGGGTCGAGTAGAGGCTGTTGGCCTGCATCATCACGTCAAGGAAGGCCTCTGGGGTGAACGGTACGTCGCCGTCGACCAGGTCGTCGATGGCATGGCAGTAGGCATGGAAGGCCGTGATGAACACCACGGCGTTGTGGTTGCCGCCGGCTGCGTCGAAGTAGAGTTGTCCGAGCTTGTTCACGCCGGGTTGAAGTCTACTGCCGCGGAGGTTGGGTTGCCGCTCCACCGCTCCAGATTGGCGAACACCGAGAACGACATCGCAATGGCACTGTGCTGCACGCCGGCTGGGACGGGCTTAGACCACCCACAGTGGTAGCTGGTGACGTGCTTTGATTTGCCACCCATCATCCAACGCATGGTCCCGAGGATGTGGATGATCCGGGAGTCAAACTGGCTGTGGCAATGCGACGGGATCAACTCACCAGCGGGGCAAAACCAGACCTCAAGCTGCCATCGGAACAACCGAAAGAGCCTGATTCCTGTGCATCGCTGGAACTTGATGATCACAAAGAGGATGCAAGGCCTTTGAGGCCGGCACCGGCGGCAGACGCTGCTCCGGTGAGATTACTTCCGGCAGCCTTGATGCCACCACCAATAGCCTCAAGCGCCTTGCCTTGCATCTCGTCGCGCTTCTCGAAGAGGCCCTGCTTAAACGACAAGGCATCGTCGATCATGGTGTCGTCCAGTCCGAGGACCTTGAGGCGCTTGCGCTGGGCTTCCACATCTGCGGTGGTGTTCTGGAAGTTGGTCATCATGGGCGCACCGTACCCACTGCCAGGCATCATCGGCGGCTGGGGTGCGTAGCCCTGCATCATTCCACCGGGCTGCTGGTATCCGTAGTTCATAGGCTGGATGCGGCAGACATACCGGCACCGATCAGCGCGGTGGTGTTGGCGGCGGAAGCAGTACGGGCAGCAAGCTGGGCCTGCTGGTTGCCACCAATCAGGTTGGCAGCATACTGGCTCTCCGGGTTGAAGAGTTGGCCAGGATTGAATCCTTGAGCCTGACCAATAAAGCCCTGCGAGGCCCCAAAGGCCTGAGAAGGCCGACCAAGCACCTGTTGGAACACGTCGCCATAGACTCCTTGGGAAGCCCCGAGGGCACCCATGGCCTGCTGCTGGCGCTGTTGTTGCAGGCCGGCACCGGCCATCTGGGAGCGCACAGCCTCCTGCAGGGCACCGGACGGACCTTGGGCCAAGCCGCGGGCAGCTAGGCCGGAACGGGTCTGCTGTTCAACCATGCGCTGTTGCTCAGGGGTCAAACGCGAGCCGGCAGCCAGGCCAGACTGAGCTTGCGCGGTCAACGTATCGGCCAAGGCAGCCTGTTCCGGCGAGGCCGCCTTGATCGCAGCACGGGCTTGCGGCCCGAGTCTCTCGATGTCGGCAATGTCACCGGCCCGGGAACGGGAGCGGGCGGCCGCCTCGACCTCGCCCATGGTGGGCGCGATCTGCTCCTTGTAGAGCTGCAGCAGCTCCGGCGTGGCAGACTTCAACAGGCCGAGCTGAAGAGCTTGGTACTGCGGAGCGTACTTGGCCTCGGCTGCGTATTTCTCGGGCGCTAGGTCAAGCTGGGCGCGGAGAGTTTCCGCAGTCTCCTTGCCGTAGTCCCGTGGTGCTGGTGCCTCAACTGATGCCATATTTTTTGTCAGCCACCCGGTAGATCGGCATCGAGCCTTTCTTGTAGGTGGTCAGTTTGCCGTTGCGATAGCCGATAGCCGGGAGGATTGCAGCCTCCGGTCGGTCATGGAAGAACTTAGCCGCCACCGCCATGGCGAATACCGCGCAATCCGCGGCGAATTGATGCCAGTACCAGTGGTCGCCATTGGGGTCGGAATGCTGCCACTCCCAGGCCTTAGGCTCTGGACCCGTCTGACGCCAGCCTACCAGCACACCGACCACATGGTCGTCCTGGGTGGCGATCTTGAGCGTGCCTTGCTCCGCATGGAACATGACGTAGTCCTCGACGGCCTCACGGGTCCAGCCCTTGAAGCTGTCCGGGAGCTTACGCAGCAGGTAGTCTGTGATGGCGGGGATCATGCCCAGGTCGAGGCGTACATCAGATAGGCACGCACCTGCCAGTTGGCACGGGTGAGAACAATACGCGAGCCAGTGCTGTTGAGGTATGTGATCTGAGAGAAAGCATTACTTGCTCCATTAACAGCAGGATTCCAAGCACGGTTCCCTGGATCTTGCTTTGCGAAAAACACGTTCAAGAAAATGTTTGTCGTGCTGGCAGACTCCATCCCAGTGCAGACATTGATCGGATAAACAGACTCCAAATAGCCGTTGTTCCAAGCCTGATCCATCACAACGCTGGTAACGTCCAGCTCATTGCCTACAACAAAGTCGCCGTCGTTGGTCTTGCAACGCAGCACCACACGAATGAACTGAGGCAGCGTCGATGAAACGACAGCCGGAAGCTCAGTCAGGCTGGTCTTCCATTGCACTGTTTGGCTCGCATCTCCAGCACCAGGGAGATCCTTTAGCGCTGTCGTATACCGCAGGATGCCGTTGGTCAGCGCACCGCTGGCCAGTGACAGTCCGGACCCGACCGTGATCTCCTGGGCGACACCGTTGGTGCCAGAAGATCGACCGATCAGACGAGCATCGGTGACGTGTTGGATCTTGGCGTAGGTGACTCCGGTGGTGGTTGACGAGGAGTCGGCCAGCTTGGCGGTGGTCACAGCCCCGGTGCCGATGTTCACCGTGCTTGAGGTGAACGCCAGGTCGGTCGAGGAGAGTTCCGCAGGGTAGGCCGACACGGCGCTGCCGTTGCCGATAAGCCGACTGCCGGAGATCGGTGCGAACTTGGCAAGAGTCAGCGAACCATCGGCCACCGAGAGCGTGCCGCCGTCGACCGAGCCGGTGATGTCGATGCTGGGCGTGCCCAGGAGGTTGAGCGTCGAGGCCGACAGCGTGGTGGTTGAGCTGACCGTGGTGCCCGGGGTGACAGTTACAAAGAGTGGCATGGTGGTTTAGACGTCGTTCTTGCCGTAGAGTCGGAATGCGATGCCGATGACCTTGGCGCTGTAGATGTCGAGGGAGCCCTGATCGGTGGTGATCAGTGGCTGCACAGAGGCCGAGTGCTTACGCAGGCGGGCCTTGTGGCTGAAGAACTGGTGCAGGCCGGCCTTCCAGCCGTTGTTTCCGCAGCGGAACTGGGTGGTCACCGAGTAGTCCTCGCGGTACGGGGCCAGGAAGTTGTCGGCGGTGTTGTTCGTGTTGTAGGTGCCGCTGCCGTAGGTGTAGTAGGACGTGCGATCCTTGGTCTGGTCGGTGGCGACCACATAGGACTCATTCACACCGTCGAACTGCGCGGTGATGGAATAGCGGGTGTTCCAGTTGCCCAACTCGAACTGGATATCGGTCCACTGCTTGTGGTCGACGTTGTCCTCCCCGGTGTAGCCGCGGAAGCGAACCTCGGTCGACATCTGGATGAGGTTTCCGGCTAGGTTGACGTCCACGAGACCGAGCGGATCGAACTGGTGGATCAGGCCACTCTCATCGGCCCAGCAGAGCGTGTCGGTGCCTGCTACGATGACACGGCACCAGAACCGCGGAACCAGTAGCGAGCCCTCCCAGTAGCCTTCCCAGGCCTTGTTCAGGAAGTTGTAGACCAGCGTGCGCTGGTTGCTGCCGTCACCGCCTTCGACGGGCACGCTCAGGATGTAGCGGTTGGCGAAGTAGGTCGCACAGGCGTTGCCCCAGTAGGCCTGGTCGATGTCGTCGACGATGTTCTGGATCTGGTCGGAGAGCGGGAGAACCACCGACTGGCTGATGCCGAACTCGGTCTGGCGGAGGCTGATGATGCCGCGTTGGGACAGGAAGATAACGTCGGAACCAGTGCCTGCGATGGAGGCCTGCGAGACACAGCCGAACTCCCGGGTGATCTCGGTCAGACGGGTGGTCGACAGGTCGCCGTAGAGGTTCTCCACGGCCAGCACCGAGCGTTCCTTGAAGACCAGGAGCGTGGTGGTGTTGAACGGGTACAGGGCCACCACCCGGTCATTGCTGCCGGTGTTGAGCTTGAACTCGTTGAGCACCGGGCTGTAGTGCAGCGGGTCCAGCACGTCGGAGACGGCCAGGTAGTCGTTGCCGTAGAGCAGCAGCAGGCGGTTCTGGAAGTACAGGCCCTCGCGACCAGGAGGCACCGAGGAACCGGAAGCACTCGAGCGCTTGATGCTGCCGGTGATGTTGTTGTTGTCCACGTCGACCAGCGTGGATGGCATGGCCACCGAGGCTGTGGGGACGTCGGAATAGGCGCCGCCGTTGACGATGGCCACCGAACTGACGATGCCGTTGGTGACGGTAGCGGTCAGGCTGGCAGCGGTGGTGGGCGTAATCGTTGAGCTGACCGTGATCACCGGGGCCGAGAGGTAGCCGGAGCCCTGGTTGAGGATTGTGACCGCGCTGATCGTGATATTGGGCGCGGTGCCGGTGGTCGTGAGCTGGATGATGGCCCGGCCTGCGTCGTTCAGCGAGTCAGTCTCCTCGGTCGTGCCGCTGAAGAGCTTCAGCGTGTTGTTGTCGACTGGGTAGACGTAGTAGATCTGGTTGTTGACCGTCGCGCTGCCGACCACGTTGGAGATCGAGACCTGATCGCCCGGGATGAAGTTGTGGTTGTAGACCGTCAGCGTGTCCCCGGTGGAGTCGGAGCCGACGATGGACAGAGTGGACGGGATGCGGTCGAACCCGGCGTCGAGCGCAGACGGGAACGTAGCGTTGCCCTGCATCAGGATGGGCATCCCGTCGTTCAGGTTGTCGACGATGTCCTGCGCCAGGTCGTAGCCGGTCAGGTTGGCCGAGCGCTCGATGTAATATCGGGCATTGTTCTCGGGGTTGAGCGGTAGAGGGTTGGTGCCAGCCCGGGCGTCGATCAGCGTCAGGTGGAGCGAGACCTCCTCGTTGACCACGTTGACAAAGAACTGGAAGCCTTGGCCGGAGCCCGGGGTGGCGGTCCACAGTGGTGCCACGTCGCCAACACCGCCGATGGTCACGATGTCGCCCGTGGTAAGGTCGGGCACCACGTTCAGGTTGACCTGGGTGGAGTCCTCGTCGGAGAGAATCGTGGAATCCTCGCACAGGATCTGGCTCCCGTTCTCCATCAGGATGGAGTCGTAGATGCCCGAGGCACTCGAGAAGTAGTAGCGGGCGTTGCCCGGGCGCAGCATGACCACGCCGTTGGTGGCCTGGATGAGGCGCACCGGAAGGTAGATGTCGTGCCCGTTCATGGGCACTTCCACGGGCGACTGGTTGGGCCGGATGCACCAGACCTTGCCCTGGCCGCCGTCGGAGGAGCGGGCCTCGTTGACTGCCACCAGGAGCGCGTTGGCCCCGGTGTCCGGGTCGCGGTATGGCAGGACGCCAAGGATGTCCTCGAAAGGCAGCGTCTGATTGTAGAACTGGACGGTGCGGTTGACCGGAGGGCCAGTGAAGGCGATGGCCGCCGTCGACATCACGCAGTTGGTCCCGTCATCCAAGAGGCACCGGGTGCCGTTGGGATACACCAGCACGTTGGCCACTGGGTCCGAGGCGATGCTCGAGTTCTGCGGGATGGGCGTGCCGCTGACAGGGACTGCTAAAACGGAGTTGGATGTCACCGTCACCACGCGGTTCAGGGACTCCCACTTGCCGCCCCACTTGGGCTGCACGATGCCCCAGCGGTTCTTGATGACCTGGTCCTCGAAGCGTCGGTTGACGGCGTTGGAAACGTAGGAGGCCGGGATCAGCGCAGGGTCAATGCGCGATACCACTCCAACGAATCCATCGTCGATTGCACCGATTTGAGGCAGGTCAGGCATATCACCGGGACGGCACGATTATCTGGCGCACATATTTCTCCTGCAGCGCCACCTTGTCGATCTCCTTGGTGAGCTCAACCTCCCCTAACTCCAAGAACTGGTTGCCCAGGTCGATCTTGCCGTCGACCCGCAGCATCTGGCCCGCGGCCTTGAGTGCGCAGATCTCCGAGAAGCGGTAGGGGAAGGCGTAGGCGCTGGCCTCGGCTGAGCTGGACAGGAGCGGTGGGGTCTTGCGGAACTCGAGCCAGACGTAGGGCAACTGATCTCCGACCAGCACGCCGTCGTCGGTGAAGGTGTAGGTGGCCTCCTGCTGGCGCCAGGACACGCGGGGGTCGCCCGGCCATACTGAGAAGGTCTCACCGATGGGGACAGCCCGGGCAGTGCCGTCGGGGTTGTTGGTCTGCGAGATGTTGCGCAGGAACTTGTTCAGCACGCCCCAGTAGACCGAGTTGGTCGGGACGGTGCCGGCCGGTGCCGTGGCGTAGAGCTGGTAGTGCCGCTGGGTGTCGGGGTAGAGAATGATCTGCCCGATGGTGTAGGTAGTCGTTGCGTCCCAGTCGCCGTCGTTGTTGCCGTAGTCGGGCAGTGCCTCGGACCAGTACTGGGCATTGAGCGTGCCGCCAGGGCCTCCGGTGGTCGGGGGATTGCCGGAGTTGATCGAGCCGACGTACTGGTAGTACTTCTGCTCGGTCTTGAAGTAGACCACCATGCCGGCTGAATAGAGCTGGGCCGGGTTGTAGTCGGCCGCGAAGTACTGCTGCTCGTAGACCGTCTGCTCGGGCCAATCGAAGCACTCCCAGGCGCTCCGCAGTGACATGGAGATGAACGTGCGGAAGAAGTTGGACTCCTCGGTCGTTAGGGTGGAGAAAACGCGCCCAGTGAGCTCACAGGCGCGTTGCAGCACGTAGTCGTAGGTGACAGTTCTCATTGGCTACCAGGATTTACACGCCCAAAACTTGGCGGAGAGTTTGGTGCCCGGCTCGTCACAACCATGACGGGCGCGGAAGGATGCACGCCGCTCCGGGATGTGCTTCTTGATCCTCATGTCCGGGTCTCCGAAACGCACGAGAGCAACCTTGTCGCCTTCCTTGGCGAGGACAGCGAACTTCTTCGACTCGCCAGGAGTGCGCTTGGGCTTGTTGTAGCTTGAGAACTTGTTGCCCTTGTAGTTGATCATTTTGGCAGTGCGTACCAGCCGGCAGGCAGCGTCACTGTGGACGGCCCCACCAGCTTCTTGTTTGAATCGAATCCGTACACGCTGGCCCTGGTGGGCTTTGCCAGCATCACCGGATCACCGGAAGGGACCAGGACCACCTTGGTCATCTGGCAACCGAGGCAGTCCAGCAATGCGATCAGCCAGATCGTCTTTGAGAGCCTCGGGTGCTTTTCCATGTTGGATATCGGTGGGTGGTGTCTCGCGAAACCAATCGAGCAGGGCCTTCAGGATCTGGTAGATCCAGTTCACTCAGGCTTCTTCTCGGCGTCTTTGGCCCAGATGAGGCCGATGCCAGCGGTCACCGCGGCGATGGTCGTGGTGATGTCCAGATGGGTGGTCGGGTCACCGTCGAACAAGGCTTTGAGAGCGCCGCCAACAGCAACGAGGATGGCACCGATGCCGGCGAGAGTGGTCTTGGTGTTTTTCATTTGGATCGGAATAAGCGATACGCACCGTAGATGGCGCACAGTAAGCCAATCACGGCGGTGATAAGTCGAACGATGTCGGTGAGCCAGGGGATAAACGAAACAGCGGTGGCCGCTGCTGCTCCTCCCATGGAGACAATCATCTGATTTGTGTCACCGCCGTGATTGGATGCGTCCATTTACGTGGGATTTGATTGGTTTTTCGCAGCTTCTTCTAAGATATCCACCAAGGGGAGACCGACGCGCATATTGTTCACGTCGCCGGCCTTCATACCAATCACCAAGAGCTGGTGGAGCAGTTGGAGTTGTTGCAGTGTGAGTTCGATCTTGATCATGCGGCGGGAGCTTCGACAACGGGAGCCTCTGGCGCAACAACCTTCTCCACCTCAGGAGCAGGAGGAACCGGCAACCACGGCAGCGGCGGAGCGATGATCGGCGGGTTGATCTGGTCGGCGATCTGCGCGGAGACGTTCGCTTCGATGGCGGTCTTGTTGACTCCAGAAGCGAAGCACCAATCCAGCACCTGCTGCTCGGTCAGATCCTCGTAAGGCGTGAAATCACCAGACGGCGGCTGGAACGAGCATGAGCCGTAGCAAGTGCCGCTGTAGTTATCCTGCGAGCCGTTGCATCGCCAGTCGGCGGTGATTACGACATCGGTGAGGGAGCCTTCGGTGGGCTTAACGAGAAGGCGTTCGATGATCCAGAGGATGGTCATAAATTACTTAGCTTCGAGGGTTTGGACGCGAGCGGTGAGTTCTTTGATAGCAGCGACAAGTAGCGGGATGATATCGGTGTAGGCCAACCCAAGTCGATCAGGATTCGACGCATCGACCGCTTCAGGAAGAACGGATTGGACATCCTGAGCCATCAGAAACGATTTACGAGTGTTAGTGTCGTCACTCTTGAACTTGCCAATGACGGCTCGCAACGATCCAACCTTCGCAATGGCGTTGCTGATCGGCTCAATGATGTCCTTCAACCGCTCATCGGAAGCAGAAGTCCAAGAGGTTGCAGCGGTTCCGTTGAGGTAAACACCACCGCCAGATGCGGCTGAAATAACAAAGTTAGTCGCAGTCGAATACGGGCCAACAGCCCAACGAGTGGTTCCAGAATCTGAAGAAAGCGTCAGCCTAGTATTCCATGTCGCATTGAGAGCTGTTGAACCACAGAGCAAATTCCCCGACGCATCCAGCGTCATGGCCGCATTCGCAAAAGTGGTAATCGGATTGTTAGCGATTCCTGAAGCGGCAACATACCATTGGTGAATACCACCCTGAATATTCCAATAAGTAGCGGCTCCGTTTCCTTTATACTCCCAACGACCATCGGTGTTGTCGTAGTAAGCGTTGTGGGTGATACCACCGTTGAAAATTCCCATTGCATTGGAACCGATGTCCAGAGCTTTGACAGCAGCAAGCCACGCACTCGGCGTAACTCCGATGCCCAGCCCCGTGGAGTTCAGGGTCATGGCGGTGGTGCCGCCGACGGACCAAGTGCTGACTCCGGTGTTGTCGATGCGATAGCGTTCCGTTACCGCGCTGTTGTTGGAAGTGAAGAACGCAAGTTGTGAACCAGCAGCGTTCCACACGTTTCCGTAAGAACGAATAGATGCATCGCTGTTTGATCCAGAGGTGTTCTTGAACAGCAGTTCAGAATAATTGGCAAAAGACCCACCGCCAACAGTGGAAAGAGGCGCACCGATGATCGTGTTGGTGGAATCTTTTCCTCCAAGAATATCAAGCGCAGCAGCGGGAGACGCATTTACAATACCCACCCGATTGTTCGTCGAATCAACCTTCAGCGTCGAGGTATCCACCGTCAAATCGCCGGTGATGGTGGCGGAGGCGAGGGTGGCGGTGCCGCCGGCTCCCAGGATTTGGTTGCTGGTGATCTTCTTGGTCGTGCCAGAGGCCGCCATGGACGTGTCCGAGATGTCGACAATCGGCAGCACGTCCGCTGCGGGATCGACCGTGGTGATGGCCGCTAGGGCCGTGATTTTTGTGTCTGCCATGGCTTAGTTTGCTTGGATGATGAGTTTGCCTGTGTCCTCTTGGAGCAGGAAGTCCCCGTTCTCCAAGTCTAAAGAGTCGAAAGTGCCGAAAGTGATGACGATCTTGGACGTGCCGTCCTCGAGGAAGACGAAGAAGTTGTCCTCCTGCAGCAGGTCGCGCCGGATGATAGGCAGGTCGGCGCCGCCGCCAGCCCCACCCAGGGCTTGCTGCACGCCGAGTCCTAGTCCTAGACCGAGACGCATTTTAGACCCACTTGCGGTTGTAGGCGATGATCGCCCCGGAGGATACAGCCACCGAGGTGAAGACGCCCGAGATCGAGTCGCCGGCCTGAATGGTCACGCCGGAGGGGAAGTTGGTGATGTTGGACGAGACGGCGCCGAGGATGGACGTGGCGACAGCATGGATCTCCATGTAGTTGCCGGTCACAGTGCCCGCGGAGGCGTCGATGTACCGGCCACCGTATTCGCCGGCCAGTTGGCGGTTTGATCCGACATTCATAGGGTGAACTTCTGACTACTGCGTTTTGTGCCACCGCTCCATCCAACCTGCAAGCGTGTAGCCCCGCAGCGCACTCGCACCTCGGGGTTATCCCGCTCTACTTCTTTGAGAAACTGGGAGTCCTTCCAGCAATCGTACCCGTACTTGGTGCCCCAGGCATGGTAGAGAGTGGGGTCGATCCGCATCCGCAGGCGTCCGATGCCGTCGATGGCGCGGACCTCGCGTTGAGAGTCCTGGGCGATGCGCTTCTGATCAATGCCGGCCTTGACCCAGTCCTTCTGGATGCCGGATTGGAACTCCTTGATGACGGCGCGGCGCAGTTCGCCGGGCAGGTCGTCGAGGGCGTTGGCGATGACGGAGGATGCGGAATTGTGAGCCATGAGAAAGGAAAGAGGGGGAGGCCCGGAGTGGACCTCCCCCGTTGAAACTAAGACTAGCTGGCGCCGTTGAACATACCAAAGCCGCTCGGGTTCTTCACCACGAGACCGGCAATGGCCTCAACGAGGCGGGCAGGGCCGCCGCCGGCGTCAGGCAGATCTTTGACCTGGGGCAGCTTGGCGTAGCGGACCTCGACCATGTCCATCGGGATCACGTAGCCCTTGTAGGCCTGAGCGGACAGCGAGGTGCTGTTCTTGCCGCCGACGAAGGTCGACGGATGCAGGATCAAGCGACCGAAGTCGCCCTCGAAGATGTCGATGGACGCCTTGAAGGTGTCAGCCGACAGGTCTTGGTTGAAGGTGCGGACGCTGGTGGCCGCGATGGCATTGCTATTGAGCGTCACGGTCGTACCCGAGGCCGTGAGGTTGGTGAACGCACGCTTGAGCGTGGTGCCCAGGATACAATCGTAGTCGCGGAAGGTGCCGGTGGCGCTGTAGATAGCGGTCAGCACGTTCTGGGCGGTGGCCTCGGTGAAGGACGCGCTGGCGGTGGTGTCGACCGCGCCGGAGGCCGGCAGGAAGGGCGAACCGGAGGCGCACGCGCCGATATTGGATGCGTTGGTGTTGTTCAACCAGTTACCGAGGGAGCCGGTCAGGTAGGCGTTGGTCGAACCGTTGTCGGCCTGGGCGGCTTGGTTGGTGCACATGAAGGTCGACTCCATGTCGCGCTTGATCTCAACGAGTTTCTTGGCGATGCCGTTGGCCAACTCATCGGTCACACCGGCGACGTCCTGGGTCTCGGCGATGAAACCGATGCGCAGGTCCCGGCGGAAGGCCTGGCCGTAGTTGTTCAGACGGGTCCGGTTGACCACCGGGTTGGAGGCGCTGGCAACGGTCACGTCGGTGCCGTCGACCACGCCGGCAAGCACGGGGGCGCCGTAGTTGTCGACCTGCCAAGAGAACTGCATATTGCCGATGTCACGGCCCTTCGGGGCCATGGACACGAACGGGGTCGACTTGGCGTCGACGATGGCGATGTAGTCCGCCAGATCTTCACGAGCGGCGGAGGTTGAAGCGAGCGGCACAGAGCCGCCCTGGTTGGGCTGGAGTAGGGGCATGGTTTAGAGCATCCTTTTGAGTACTTGGGCTAATTCGGTGGTCGTCCCGGACTTTCGGAACTGCGACTTGGCGTTATCCAGGCCGACCTTGGCCGCATCCTTCTTTGCAGGGATTGCGGTGGGTCGACCGGGCTGACTGGGTGCCTTGACCATTGGGCGGGTGGCAGATGGCTTGCCCTTGGCGGACTCCTGAGCTAGACGCAACTTGCGCCCGGCAATGAAGTCACCGACCAGCACCTGATACTCCGGCAGTGAGGCAATCTGCGGCAACTGCCGCAGGACGGCCTGCGCCTCGGTGTACTCGGCAGCCGAACGGTCTTTCCACCATGGGTAGAGCGTCTCGGCGATGGGCTTGATCTGCTGGTAGTTCTGCAGGAAGCGGGCTCTGGAGGGGATGTGCAGGTCGATGGCGTCTTCTACACGCCGCTTGATCTGTTTCACGTCCTCCGCGCTGTACTCCTTGCCCTCTACTTCGCAGCCGTCGATGTTGTCCTCGCACCACCGTTTAAGATTCCGGGCCTTGCTCCACTCATCGTTGAGTTTCGACACTTCCCAGACATCGGCAAACGGGTCTGCAGCGGACTGCACCGCGGTCGGCCTATCGTTAGTCTGCTCCAGCTTGGTCTTGGCGTCGTTGAGCTCACGCTCGAGCGCCTCGGCCTTCTCCAGCGCCTCTTTCTTCTGGCGCGTGAGCTTGTCGATGCGTTTGCGGTAGCCCAGCGATTCCTCGTCGCTGTTCTCTTCGGTCTCGGAAAGAACCTCCTGCTCAGGCGACTCGGCCTGCGCATCCGTTTGTTCTGCGGTCGGCTCCGCATCCTCGGCCTGATCGTCCACTGAAGTGGCTTCCGGCTCCGGCGCTTGTCGCTCGACGGCTGACGCCTTGTCTTCCTCCCCGCTGAATCGTGTCTTCAGTAGCTTGGCCAACGCCGATTCGTCGAACTGCATCGGGTTGATTGGGGGCTGTGCCGTGTTTTGGGCAGGTTTCGCTTCCTGTGTATTCGTCGGGATGTCCATGCTTTTAGACCCTGCAAGCCGGGTATGCTGCGCCATGGTTGTTTAAGGCCAACCAAGAAGCCGTTGTGTGAGTGAGAGCCTAGAACTGACCGGAAGTCAATTCCCTCCCGTTTCTTAACGCACTGATTTGTGCGATGAGATCCTTGATCGCGGCTGCCCGGCCTGCGTTGTAGGCACGGTCCTCCGCGGAAAGTGATGGGAGGATGGCGCTGTGCACCTCGTCCCGTAGCGTGTCGTCGATGAGCTGGCCCATGGCCTTGAGCACCGGGTGCTCCTCGGACACTGAAAGGGCCTCCGAGAGCTGTTCGTCGTTCAGTTTCATTGGACTCCGAGGCGGCCGGTGATGGCGTTCTGTTGCTGCTGCACGCTAAACTGCAGGTTCTCGATGTACTTCTGCAGGTTGGCCTGAAAGAGCGGGTCCTGCTGAAGCTGGGCCTGATATTTCGGGTTGGACTGCAGGACTTGCTGGCTGAACTGCAGGCGCATGGGCGCGGTGGGGTCGTTCTCGCGGAGCTGGGGCGGGTTGCCGAGGGACATGAGCGCAATCTCATCGTTGGTCTCGTTGAACATCTTCTGCGCGGCGGGGCCCTGCTGCATCACCAGCTCGCTGGCTAGGGTCGGGTCGATGGCCCGGAGGGCGACGGAGATGAGCTTGGCGCGGTCGATGACGCCGGCTGTGTCGAGGGGCAGGACGAGGGTGCTGATGGCCTTGAGCTTCTCGGTGACCAGGTCGGTGGAGAGCTCGCGGATGTCGAACTTCAGCATCACGTCGAAGTCCTGAATGTCGGGAGGCAGCGGGGTGGCCGAGGCCGTGATGCGCTGGATCTCGGCGGGGCCGATGTATTGCAGGGTGAGTGCCAGTACCTGGCGGAATGCCTCGGTCCAGCCGTGCAGCCAGTTGTTGATCAGGCGCTGCTGGCGCATCTGGGTGATCACTGGCGGGACCTTCTCGGTCGGGCGGCCAAAGTAGCGGTCGGTCTGGGCTTCGATGGCTGCGATGAGTTGAAAGGCTACACCGGGCTCGCGGGCGGGCGGTTGCAGGAAGCCGATCTCGCCGCGGCGCAGGACAGGGATCTGGATGGCCGGGCCGATCTTCAGGTTGCCGCCGCGGGTCTTGGGGACCTCGATGGGCGGCAGGGTGGCCAGGGACGTGTAGTCGAAGATGGAGTCGCGCTGGGCCTTCACCTCATGCTGCCAGGTCGAGCAGACCTCGGGCACGCCGCGGCTCTCGGTGATCTGGCGGTGGATGAGCTCGGAACGCCAGATGACGAAGGGATACTGCCCGTGCGCGTAGTCGAGGGCCTCGAAGTAGCCCCACTTGTCGCCAACTTGGGGGGAGAAGACCGTGTAGAACACGCCCGGGATGCCGTCGGAGTCGATTGACTTCTGGTAGGCGTAGACCACCTCGATCAGGTTCTCGCGGTCGAGGATACTGTTTTCAGCCAGGCCGACGGCGCCGTAGGTGTAGGCCGAGTAGTCGCTGAAGCGGCCCATCGTGTTGATGGCCTCCTGGGCCCACTCGGCGTCCCACTCCTCGGTCTCGACCTTGTTCAGGAGCTGGGCCTCGGTCATGTAGAACCGGCGGAAGACCACCCGGGCGGACTGGATGTCGGTGGT